GGGTTCACGGCGGGCTTGCCCTTGTCCGTGGTCGTGGTCTCGTTGATCCGCGTCTCGGTCATCAGCACCTGGGCCGTGACCTTCAGCGACGACGGCACGAGCAGCACCGAGGGCGAGAGCAGGATGGTCTTCCCGTCCGTGTCGGTCTGGTCCAGGAAGAGCTGCTCGGCCTGCGTCAGCGAGTCAATGCTGAGGTTCGTGGCCGCGCCCGAGATGAAGTTCTTGTTGCCGCCCCCCCACACGCTGAAGAACGCGGCGTTGTTCATGAACGCCGTCCAGAAGACGTCGTTGATCTTCCCCCCACAGGCCCGAGCCACTCGCGTGGTGGAATGACAACGGCCCCAGCATGTGCCGGGGCCGGTGAAACAAGGCATGTTGTCGCAAGAACCTCACGCCGCCATCTTCATCGGTCCACCTTCGGTCACGCTGGCAATGGTGAGGCCCGGCCCGCCGACGCCGAAGTTGACGGTGAACTGCGCGGGGTTGCCGCGCTGCGTGCTGCGCACGGCGGTGATCTGGTACGTCACGCTCGGCGAACCCGCGGCGACGGTGTCGTCGGTGAACGACTTGACGCCCGACGAGCCGACGTCGTTGAAGTTCCCCGATGACCCCGTGCGGCGCTTCACTTCATAGATCGTCCCCTGCGTGCCGCTGGGGTTGTTGCACTTCCACTTGAGTTCGAGCGCGCCGTTCTGCAAGAGCCCGACGGTGAAATCGAAGGGCGTGCCGGGGGGCGGCGTTGTGCCGGGCGTGGCGGGCGGGGGAATCTGGGCCAGCGTGTAGACGTTGGGATCGTTCTTCGTCTCGGCGTACGTCTTGACGGTCTGGATCATGTCCTGCCCCGCGCCAGGGCCGAAGTGCATCGCGCGCACCTTGTCGTAAAAGTTCTGCGTCGCGGCCTTGGCCGCCTGCCGCGCCCCCTCGGCCGCGTTGAACGCCGCGCGGGCCTGCGTGGTGAGCGTGCCCAGCGCGGTGACGGCGGCGGGGGTCAGCCCGATGCTGGTCGCATTGGTGGCCCACGGCCCACCCGCCAGCGCGTGCGCTTCATAGAACTCGATCTTGCCCAAACGACTGTCAGGAACGATGCCCATGTTTGCTCCTTGGCCGCAAAGGCCAGCAGGGCGAAACCGGGCGTCGCGCTCCTTCAACAGAGAAGGACGTGCGGGGGGGGTGGGCCCGGCGATGAACTGCCCCCCCCCCTCCCCCCACGAGTCCATCGACGCGGAGAGAAGCTCACTTGAGGCGACGACAAGAAAAATGCCGTCGATCGTCGTGTCCCTCTCTTCGACGGCCCCGTTCAACCCTTCTTCTGTTCCATCCAACCCTTCGACGATCCCATCCGACCCTTCGACGGTCGTCACCGAGCCTTCGACGTTCGCCGCGGCCTCTTCCACGATGGCGGTAGGCACTTCGACGACGACTGTGGCTCTTGCCACGATCCGTGCCGAAGCACCGACAACAGGCATAGACAGTTCGCCAACGACCGTGGCTCATGCCACGCGCAGCGAAGCATGTGCGCCGACGGTCGTAGACGTCGCTTTGAGGCCGCCGGGAACCCGCTCGGAAGCCCAGCTTGACGCTGGGCCGAACTCACCCTTATGATTTGCCGTACCACAAACAGGAGCACGTCATGGCCGCATCATCAAAGTTCGCGTTGGAACTCTTGGCACTTTATAAGCCGCTCCCGGCTTGGGAAAACAAGCTGTTCCTGAGCGATCTGGTGAACCGCGCGGTTGACATGGACCAGTCCCTGCCCGGCACGGCAAAGGCCAGCTTGACCCAAACGGCGGCATACTTTGACTACGCCTGTGAGATCAAGGCGTTCGTCAAGGAGTACGCCCAGAACGTCGGCATCGACCCCAACGCGACCATCACGGTTGAGGGCGAGAAGCTGGACGTGTACGACTGGACGTGCCTCGACTACAAGGGCTTCGAATCGCTCGTCGCCCAGACAGAGGCCGAGCTCGCTGTTCAGGTGCCCGATCTGAACGCCGTGGTTCCCAGCTGGGTGGCGGCGATGGGACCTGGCGACATCGCCCGCAAGGCGCTGGCAAAGCTCCTGGCCATTCTCGGGGTTACTGAGTTTTACGAGGCGTTCCTCGCTGTGCTTGAACAAGGCTGGGGAAACATCCTCAAGGATCTCGGCGAGGCGATCACAAGCCGAAACTGGAAGCGGGTCCGCGCACTCCTCAAAAAGCTGCTCGACATCATTATATCCAGCGAGTTCTTCGAGCGCCTCGCCGCAAGAATTGGCAGGGCGGCGGCGGCCAAGGTTGTGGGCAAGATACTCGCCAAGTTCATTCCAATCGTTGGATGGATCTGGCTGATCGGCTCGATCATCTGGGCGTTCGCCGAAGAGTTCATCTGATCGGAGGTGCCCATGCTTCTTCCGATTCGGGGAACAATCCTCGGCGTGGCTGCCATGTTCCTCTGGGGTTCTATAAACGCCTCGTCGCGCCCGCCATCGAGTCTTCCTGGATGGGGATTCGCCGCCATTTGCGGTCTCCTTGCTCTTGCAGCGGGACATCAGTTGCTCGGTGTTCGGGCCGCGCGCGACTGCGGTTCACGCATGGTTGGCACGCTTGCTGTCTCGGTGCTCCTGTCCGTATCCCTTGCTGTAGCGACGGTAATCGTTGGGTCGATTATTGAACGGGCATTGGCGCCAACGGGCATGGGTTGGGCCGATACCCTCACACGGGGCATGTGGCACGGGCTCGCGGTCATGACTATCGGCTTGGCTGTATCGCCCAGCGCGCCGAAGCCGGCCAAGGATGCGCCCGAGTGAACACCGTTGGAATGAAGTGCTGTGATCAAGCCGACCGCTGGCGTAGTTGTAACCCGATGAGTTCCCCGCCGCGACGTTGAAGGGCATGTTCAAGCAGCGGGCGATCTCGTTGAGGATCTCGCGCTTGAACTCGGCGTAGGTCGTTGCGGGCTGTTCCGCCTGCACCTGAGCCATCTTCCAGCCGCCGGGCATGGTCAGGAGCGAGCGGGCCTCGAGTTCGATGGCGTCCATCGGCTCGACGCTCTCGGCCTCGCCGTTGGCGGGGGCGTCGGTGTAGAGAATGCCCGCAAAGTCGGCGGCGGTCTCTGCCGCGCCCAGCACCGCCAGCGTGAACCGGCGCAGCTGCGCGAAGAGCGGGAGCGCCGGCGTGATGTCCGGCACGCCGCGGCTCTGTCCGGGGCGGTCGCAGCGGAAGTAGTGGATGACCGACTCGGCGGGAACGCGGTCGTACTCGATCCCCAGGAACCCGGAACGCGTGTCGCCCGGATGACCCTTGAGGATGTGGTACTCGACCGGGTTGCCCGCCTCGTCAAAGACGATGCCGTCCACGGCGCTCTCATCGATGGGCCAGAGGTCCGGCGTCGTGACCTGGTCGGCCTCCACGAGCCGGATGTCGAGCTTCACCGCCGTCGGCAGGCGTGGGTTGCTCACCAGAACGCCGAAGACCTCGCCGTCGGTGGCGCGCGAGGCCCGCATGGTGCGGAGCTTCTCGGGCAGGCCGATGGCCTTGGCCCACGCCATGAACGCCTGCTCGATCCGCTCGTTGCCGCCGTCGTCATCGGTGAGCAGCTGCAGACGCGGTCCGGTGCCGACCACGTCGTTGGCGAGGGTCAGCACGATACCCTTGGCATAGGAGTTGTTCGCCGCCTCGTACCGGGCGCGGTTGCGCAGCGTGCGTCGCACCTCGGGCGAGGCCGCCGCGTCGGCGCTGAGGCCGTCGGCGTTGGCCCAGTGGCGGCGATTCGCATCGTTCGTCACGGCGGAGTCGAATCCGGCGCGGAGCGCCGCGCCGACGACCCGCCGCCGAAGCAGCCCGCCCCTGTGAGCAGAGCGGACCCGCGGGGCGGGGGGAGGCTGGGGGGTGCTCGATCTGAGTTTGAGGAATCCGAGCATCAGCCCCCCTCCGCCCCTGGCGGAACCAGCCGCGTCAGCCGCAGGGCATTCCTTGGCGTCCGCGCGGCCTGCTTCGACGCGAGATACCGGTCCGCTTCGATCTGCTCCTTCAGCGAATGCTGCTCGACGGTCTGCCCGTCGACCGACGCCTTGGCGGGCTGCGCCGCGTTGTCGCGGATCGCCTGTTCCAGGTCCGGCGTGGACTGTGGATCACCGGGCATGGCCGCGCTCCTTCGCACCCAGCACCTCGGCGCGCCCGCCCACCGCCCGCTGCCGCTTGCGATGCCGTCGCTCACGCTGCGAGAAGGTGTTCACGGCCCGGGCAGGGTTGCGGCCGCTCAGGTGCGCGAGCCACGCCTCCTGCGCCGCGTCCTCGCGGTCGACACCGGGGGTCAACCGCAGTTCGAGCTTGAGTTTGGCGGCCGTGCGTGCGTCGGGCATGGGGGGGAGGTGTGTGATCATCCACCCATTCCGACGCGGCGCAGGGGCTACGGCCCGTTGATGCGCGTCAACGTGGCAACTTCGTACAGATGTGTACGTGACGCGCCGTGCGCTACGGGCGCTCGCGGGTGACGACGCGGTGCCCGCAGTGCCGGCACTTCCGCACGCGCATGATGTGACCGCTCTGCTGCCGCGTGTACCGCACCGGAAGGTGGCCGCACCCGCACTTGGGGCAGCGCAGTCCGCGCTCCTCGCGCGTACTCGGGTTGACAGTCGGTGAGTCCTTCACCATGTCTTCCTCCGATGCTGAATCGCGGACAGCCGCAGCCGACCGCGCGGCGTTGCCTCAGAATCCGTTCCGAACAGCACCGCCCCGTGCATCGACGCCGCAACAGCCGCGCCGACCATGCCGTCCAACCAGTGGTTGTCGAGCCCCTCCACGCGGAGTTTCCACTCGTCCACGGTGCGGCCTCGCCCCTCCGTCTTGACCCGATACTCGCTGGTGAGATGCTCGGCCAGCAGGCGGTGCGACTCAGGCTTGCTGCCGAACAGCGACAGGCACCCGGGGTCGCCCATCGGCACGGCCAGCCGCGCATGCACGAACGACTTCCAGAAGTTCGTGTCGAAGAGCACGTGCCGAACCGCACGCTTGCCGGTCATCACCGGCACACGCCAGTTCAGTCCGACCCGCTCGCCGCGCTTGCGCTTGTAGTCGCTGAAGGGGATGCTCGACGCCCCGACGTACCGCCCGTGGCTGGGCATGAGCACACCCGCGTGCGCACTCTGGCGGCAGAACTGGTACACCACGTCCGTGGACGAGCCCCAGTTGGCGTCGATCAGGCAGCGGTCGATGCGCACCATCGCGCCGTCATCGCGCCGCCACTCGCGGGCCACCGTCGCGCTGATCAGCCGCTCCAGCCCCGCGTAGATGGCACCCTCAACACCTGCCCGCGGGGCCGCCGTCGCCAGCGTCCGCCGCAGGTCGCGGAGCGTGAAGTAGCCGGTCTTCTGATCCGGCTCGGTGCCGTAGTCGATCACGTACCCGGTGAAGTCGTCCTCCCACGCGGCCACGAGGTAGAACAGGGCCTTGCCCTGCACGTCCACGAACATCGTCAGGCGCGTGCAGCCCAGGGGCACCTGCCCGCGCTGGTGCCCGCTCACCTTTGCCGCGATCTGGTCGGCCGTGAGCAGGTCGTCCGACGCCTGAACCTCGGGAAGAGGTTCGTTCTGGTACTCCGCGAAGAACGCCGCCTCGTTCTGGAGCTTGAGGTTCATCGCGTGCTGGAGCGCCGAGAGTTCATCGTGGTTGAACCGCTCCGGCCACGCCACCACCGCGCCTTCGTCCATCGCGGTCCGGTGCTGCTTGTAGAACTCGGTGGCGGCCTTGATGCCACGGTCGCTGCGCAGCCCCTCGGCCCGGATCTCCGCGTACCGCTGCCACAGCGCCTCCCCGACCGGAAAGGCGTACACCATCTTCGTGCGCTCGCCCTGCCACTGCGGGTGCTTGTCCCGGTCGAGGATGCGGTCGGCCAGGTCGTCGGGGCGGACTACCGTCAGGGTCATCAGCCCGGCGATCTTCCTGCCCGGCCCCGCGAGACCGAGAATCGCGCCTGCCAGGATGCGCTCCCGGTTGGCGCACTGCGACGGGGACCGGGCGCTCTCGTCAGTCTGCGGGTCATCGATCAGCACGAGCGACGGACGAACACTCACCCCGTCGACGCGCTTGTGCTTCATGCCGCGGATGCGCCCGGTGATCCCGGCGACGCGGATGATCGCCCCCGAGGCCGCCGAGCCGGGGATCGTGGGCAGCACGATCTCCCGGGCGGTCCAGCCGATGTGCGTCTGCTTGCCCTGGAAGAGTTGCCCCGAGGCCCGCTGGTGGATGCCTTCAAGCGAGCGGATGGGATGGCAGACCTCCGGGAAGTCGGCCCCGAGGATCTCGCTGTTCTCGAGCTCCGCCTTGATCGACTCGAGCATCCCCGCCGCGTGTTCCTCGTCGGAGCCGATGAGCGCCACGAACTCGCGGTGCCCGTACAGCAGCGCCCACAGGCACGCCACCTCGCACAGGCTGGTCTTGCCCGAGCCGCGCGGCATCGCCATCGCGAAGAGCCCACCATCGAGCACCGCCTGCTCGATCTTGGCGATGACCTTCAGATGGTCGTCGGACCACTTGAGGTGGAACGTCTGCCCGAAGTACGCCTCGCAGAAGTACCTGAAGTCACGGGCCGCTTTCTGCCTTCGCGCGGGGTCCGCCACGTCGGGCAGATCGCCGATGTCGCGCCCCGAGAGCGACAGCACGGCGTTGCGGAGCCGGGCCCGCTCCTTCATCGCCTCGTAGCCGGTGAGCCCCTCCGGCTCGCGGGCCGCCTCCGCGAGTGCCTCATGCCGGGTTGTCACCAGCCACGCGACGTACCGGAACAGATCGACCTTGCCCGCGTCGCCATCCGCCGCGACGCGGAAGCCCGCGCGCGTGCGGTGCCGATGCAGCTGCCGCTCGCTGACAACAGCGCCCAGCGGCGTGCTGTTGAGCAGCCGCGCGAGTTCGCCGGGCTTGAGTTTGCGCGAGTCAATCGCCACCTGCGGACATCTCCTTCACGAGCCACGCGGCGTAGTGCACGAGGTTGATGCTCCCGTCCGCGTTCGTCGGCGCGCCCGCGTCGATGTCGGCGCGGAGCATGGCTTCGGTGACGGGCTTCCCGCCCATCCGCGTCAGCACGCGGGCCGCGTCCGCCACTGGCAGCGCGGCCGGGTTCAGCCGGGACACCCCCTGCCCCCCCGATGCTGGCCCGGAACTAGGCGCGTGTTCGGGAGTCATCGCGGACCTCCCGGCGGCGACTTCCCCGCCCGGGCCGCCCCGTGTCGGCATGTTTGCCCACAAGCCGCAGATTCTCGGCGATTCCTCGCGGAATGGCCTTGCTGTTCGCGGGAACCCACGGCTTCATGTGTCACAACGCGGGGCGGAACCCCGCGATGGAGAACCGAACGATGAGCACGAAGAACACCATCCCGACCAAGGCCGACCTCGACGCGATCCTCCCCGCCCTGCGGGCCATCGCCAACACCACGCCCTTCGGCTTCGCCAAGGTGGCGCACAGCGTCACGGAACTGCCGGACGTCAGCATCGACCTGCCCACGCCCGGCGGCAGCCCGATCTGCATCAACGCCCATGTCGCCTACGGGTCGGTGTGGGAGGTCACGGTGTCGAGCGCGTCCTTCCGCCTCGGCACGCCCGACGAGGTCCGCACCACCGCAGCGGTCCTGACCGTCGCCCACGCCGTCGCTGCCCTCCTCACATCCATCACCACCGCTCGCTGAAAGGACGACGCCATGAACACCAAGAGCCTCGATGCCATCGCCAAGCAGAACGCCCTCGATGCCGAGATGGAATGGGCCAAGGTCGAACTGCTGCTCGAAACGCTGGAGACGCGGAAGCGCGACAGCCTCGACATCCACGAGATCCCGGTCTGGTCCATCCGCGACATCGTCCGCCACGCCTTCGAGGCGGGATACCGCGAAGGCCTGCACGCGGGCTACCGCCAGGGGCGAGGCGACGCGGCCCGCGAAGCCGGGGGACGCGAGGCCCCGGCAGGACCGCGAAACCCCGAACTCAGAACCGACCCGACGACCTGAAGCCCGCGACGAGCGGGCTTCGGTGTTTACCGGAGACCACAAGCACCCCGAACCCCAAGGAGCACGACCATGACGAAGCGCACCCCCAAGACCACCAAGCCCGAACCGACCGCCGCCGAGACGTATTCCGCGCGACGCAACGACATCGCCCGCCTGATGGACGTGCTGCAGATGGAACTCGACAAGCACGACGAGCGCGCCAAGGCCGACCCACGCACCTGGGGCCTGCCCGGCAACCTCGGCAAGGTCCGCAGCGACCTGATCGACCTGGTCGGGTTCATCAGCGGGATGGAGCGGGAAGAAGTCGAGCGCTTCCTGAACGACGAATGACCACCGCGCGGCGTCGCGGGGAACCGCGACGCGAGCGCTTCCCCGCCGCAGCGTGCGGCGGTTCGCACCCGACAGAAGGAGTCCGACATGGCACGCAAGGGAACGATCAAGAACATGGGCAAGGTTCAGTCCGAGATGCGCGGGGCGTGGAAGGCCCGCAAAGACGCCAAGGCCGGCGCGAAACCGAGCGGCGACGCCCCGCCGACGCTCGACGAGGCCAAGCGCCACGCCGAGCGGGCCGCCGTCGCGGTCTTCGGCCCGCAAGTCCTCGATCCCGCTCCGACGAATCCCGACGGCACCCCGGTGACCTCGAAGGGGAAGGAGGCCAGGATGGCGGCCGCCCCGAAGGGAGCGAAGACCACCACGCCGAAGGGCGGGAAGCCCCCGAAGACGCCGAAGGCCCGGAAGCAGGCGAAGGAGCCGAAGGCCACCCCCACGAAGCGCGTCAGCGCCCTCGACGCCGCGGCGCAGGTGCTCGCCGCCAGCGAGGTGCCGATGAGGGCCAAGGAGATGATCGCCGCGATGGAGGCCAAGAGCCTGTGGAAGAGCCCCGGTGGCAAGACCCCCGAGGCCACGCTCTACGCCGCCATCATCCGCGAGATCGCCGCCAAGGGCACCGCCGCCCGCTTCAAGAGGCACGAGCGCGGCGTGTTCGTCGCTGGCAAGGGGAACTGACGCGACCATCACGCCTTGCCCCCAGCCGCGACCTTCTTTTGGGTCGCGGCTTTCGCTTCGGCCACACCCTTTGCGGGAAGACGTTCCGCCTTGCGGCCTGTGAACTTCTCCCAGCGCTGCACGATGACATCGCAGTAGAGGGCGTCGAGCTCCATGAGGAACGCCCGCCGCCCGGTCATCTCTGCACCGATGAGCGTCGAGCCGCTGCCGCCGAAGAGGTCGAGCACGTTCTCGCCGGGGCGCGACGAGAACTCGATCGCGCGTCGGGCCAGTTCCACCGGCTTCTCCGTCAGGTGGACCATGCTCTGCGGGTTCACCTTCTTGATGCTCCACGTATCCGGCACGTTGTTCGGCCCGAAGAACCGGTGGGCTGCGCCCTCCTTCCAGCCGTAGAAGCACCACTCGTGATTGCCCATGAAGTCCTTGCGGGTCAGGACCGGGTGCTCCTTGATCCAGATGATCGCCTGCGCGAAGTACAACTCGCACGCCTTGAGGACGGGCGGGTAGTTGCCGCAGTTGGCGTAGCCGCCCCAGATGTAGAACGTGCCGCCAGGGATCAAGACGCGCGTGATGTTGCCGAACCACGCCGCGAGCAGCCGGTCGAACTCGGCATCGGACACGAAGTCGTTGGCCAGCGGCCGGTCCTTGGCGCGGAGCTTCTTGTGCGTGGCCCGGCTCTTCTCGGGGTAGCGGTTGAGGTCGGCGCTCTGCTGGTCGTGCTGGTCGGCCTTGCCCGGCAGCGCGAACGAACTCAGGCCGGCGACGATCGCGTTGTTCGACCGGGGCTCGACCTTCACGTTGTACGGCGGGTCCGTGTTCACGAGATGAATCGCCTGGCCGTCGAGCAGACGGTCCAGGTCCTCGGGCTTCGATGAGTCCCCGCACATCAAGCGGTGGTTGCCGAGAACCCAGATGTCGCCGGGGACCGTCGTCGCGGCGTCGGGGGGTGCTGGCACGTCGTCGGGGTCGGTGAGGCCATCGTTCCCCGCCGGAGCCATGATCGCCGCGAGGTCCTCGGCGCTGAAGCCCAGCAGGGCCAGGTCGAAGTCGACCGACTGCAGGTCCGCCAGTTCCAGCGGCAGGAGTTCCATGTCCCATGTCGAGAGTTCGTGGAGCTTGTTGTCCGCGATGCGCAGCGCGCGGACCTTGTCAGCCGTCAGTTCCCGCGCGACATGCACGGGCACCTCGGTGAGTCCGAGTTTCTCGGCCGCCTTCAGCCGCGTGTGCCCGGCGATGATGACGCCGTCGCCATCGACCACGATCGGAACGCGGAACCCGAACTCCTGGATGCTCTTGGCGACCGCGTCGATCGCCCCCTCGTTCTTCCGCGGGTTCTTCTCGTAGGGCTTGACCCGGCCGATCTCCCACATCTCGATCTTCATGCCTCGCTCCTTGCGGCGTTGCCGACTCCGTTCATGACCCTCCGCCCGGGCCACGCGGCCCGGCGTTCTTGACGCTTCCTCATCGCTCGACCACGTTGGCGGCCAACCGCGCCCCGCCCCCCCCCCCGGGGGTGGCCACCCTTCCGCCCACGTTCGCCCACGCCGCGTTCGGGGCCGCCGGGCGGGGAACCCCCGCCCCACCCCCGCCCTTCCGCCCACGTCCCGCCCTGCGCCAACGTGGGCAACCCCCCAGCCCCCCAGGCCCGGCGCTCGGACAGGCGCAACAAACTCAGTCTCCCCCTGCGGCTGTTCCCGGCGGCCTCTCCGCGCAGAATCCGCCGGGAAGGAACCATGCGACCGCCCCGCCCAGCGCGGGCGTTGCCTGTCAACCGCAGAAAGACGGAGAAGAAGATGTACTTCTTCCCCCTTATTGACCTTCTTCCCCTTCATGTTCCTTCCCCTTTCTGCGCGCGCCAGATCACCGCGGGAGAACACACAAGGGGGGAATAAGGTGAAGAAGTACAAGAAGCCCTGAACACGATCCGGGGCGCGCCCCGCGTCGCCTCGCGGCACTCGACGATCTCGCCCGTCGAGATCAGGCTCTCGATCAGTTCCGACCGCTCGCGCCCGGTCAGGTGCTTGGTTTTCCGGTACATCTGCGTGCGGGTCAGGCCCGACGCGGACGCCTTGATGTCACGGAGCAGCCGCTTGCGCTTGGCCTCGAAGGGGGTCTCGGCGATCCAGTCCTCGGCGATGGCCAGCAGACGCCGCGTCAGGTAGTCGGTGAGCTCGATCGCCCAGCGGGCCGCGGCCTCGTCGACGAGCAGGTTCTCGCGGTCGCGCGAGCAGGCGTGCAGCAGCGCCAGCTTGCGGGCCTTCTCGGCGGCCCGGGTCCACAGCGCTCCGGCCGCTTCGGGAAGCCGGCGGCGGTCGGCGCGGGCTCGCCTAGTGAAGTCCGACATGAGCGCCCGCGCCTCATCGTCGTACGGCACTACCACCGGCGCGGGGTGCTCGGGCGCGAGGTTGCCGCCCGGCTTGAAGTCGCCCCACCAGCGGACAGCCTCGAGGATGGGCGCCGGGATCGCGTCGGGGATGCGGACCTCGACCGGGTCGGGGTCGGAGTTGTCGGTCTCGAAGACCAGCATCCGCGGCACGAACCCGTCCGTCATGCTCTCGTGCGTCAGGCCGGCGCACAGGGACGCCCGCACCGTGGTGCCGTAGACGCAGGCGTGCGGCTGGTTGAGCGAGCGGTTGTTGTCGGGGTCGGCGTAGGCGTCGCCGAGGTAGACGCTCCCCGAGCTCGTGAAGAGCTTCATGAGGACGGTGGCGATGTGGTACAGGTGCGGCGTGCGCGCCGGCTCGCCGATGGTCTTGAGGAGCCGCCCGATCTCGTCGAGCTGGAACAGGATCGACGGCTGGCGGTGGACCGCCGAGACGACGCCCGCGTGGCTCGCCAGGCCCTCGGGGCCGACGAGCTTGGCGAGCCCGGCCTGGAACAGGATCTCCTTGTTGACCTGCCGCGCCCGCTCCTTGCCCCCGCCCGTCTCGCACAGGGCGATGCAGTAGACGTTGGTCCGGGTGTTGATCTCGTCGCGCACTTTGCGACCGGTGATCGTGCCCATGAGCGCGATCGCGGCGGCCAGAGCAAGCGTCGGCTGCGGGTACATCGAGCTCGACAGCGTGAAGTTGACCATGTCCCCCAGCAGCCCGGGTACGCCCAGCAGGTGAGGCGGGAACGGCCCCGGGTGCGGGAACGCCGGCTCGGCCGATTCCTCGTCCGTCGGCGTCGCGCCCGCGAAGGCCGAAAGGTCCACGTCGTCGCTTTCGCCAAGCTCGGAGCCGTAGCCCCGGTCGCGCAGCGCCGACGCGGCGGCCGCGAAGTCCCCGCCGTGTTCGAGCATGGCGAACACCGCGAAGGGCGCGTAGGCCCGGTGGGGATCGAAGGGCCGAGCGTTGCTGGAGAAGACGTAGAAGACCCCGTCCCTGAGCGTCGCGCTGGTGCCGTGCTCCTTGCCGGGCCGGCACCAGTGCTCGTTCTGCCCCGCGCGGACCCGCCGCCAGCCGTGCGATTGGAGGATCTCGCGCACGTCCCCGCGGGCGTTGAAGTCGTCGCCCGGGCGCACCCCCGATGCGTGTTCTGACACCGACGGAACCGACGAAACCCCTTCCCCGAGCACGGGGCGCTGGGGGCGGGGGGATTCGTCGAGCGCCCAGGCGCACCCGAGCAGCACGTCGCGCTCGTCGGCCGTCAATACAGGCAGCGAGCAGAGGTCGCCCTGGATCGCGTCGTACCCCGCTGTCGGCGCGCACAAGAACAGCCCGCCCTCGCCCCGCGTCTCGATGAGCGTGACCGTCTCCTCGCCGCCCGCCGGGCCGGGGCGCTGGGCGAGCTTGAGGTTGCCGCACACGGGCGCGTCGCACCGGTACGCCACGTGCCGCCCGCCCCGCTGCGATCGCTCGATGAACAGGCGGGCCACCAGCCCGGGCGCGTTCTCCTCGACGCTGGCCGCCCAGCGTTCATAGCACTCGCCGCCCTGGTCGAAGTCGATCATCTCGAGGCTGCCGGAGACCGCCCCTGTCACAACGCACATGGGTGTGCCCGGGCCGAACCAGGACCGCACCTCGTCCTCCGTCGGCAGGCGCTCCCGGTACGCCTTCCACGACGCCAGCGCCGGGCGCTTCTCGGCCAGGAGTGCCGGCATGACGCTCAGGCCTGCCCGCAGGCACGCGAGCGCGGCGTCGAGCATGGATGGCGCAGGCGCTGACATCAGAACGGGATCTCCTCGTCCGGGATGCCGTACGTGGTGCCGACCGACGTGGGCACGTCGGGCAGCCCCTCGTCGCTGTCGAGGCGCGGGGGCTTGTCGCCGAGGCGGTGGCCGATGACCCGGACGTACCTCTCGCCTGCCTTGCGCTCGACGGTGATCGAGAGCGTGGGCGCGAGCGCCCCGGCCCGCGCGAGTTCCACCGCCTCCTCAACCGTCGACGGCACAGGCTCGACGGAGCGCGCCCGCCACCACGCCTCGGCCTTCTGCCGGGCGTAGCCCGTTGGGGGGTGCTCGAAGCAGACCCATTCGCGCTGCCAGCGATTGAAGCCCAGGCGGTACTCGACGCGCATCGTCGGCGGTGCCGACGGGTCGTCGCGCTTGTAGTGCACGTGGTACGACGTCTCGCTGACCCGCTCCTCCGTGCGCGTCGGCTGGTCGGAGAGAATCCCCGCGCTGGCGGCGGTCGCTTCGTGCTTCCGGCGCTCCGGCTCGGGGAAGGCGTGCCCGCACTCCGGGCACGTCTGGTACCCGGCCGCGATCAGCGCGTGGCACTTCGGACACTCCTTCGCGGGCGCTTCGCCGTCGGCCTTCCCGGGCTGTTCGACGCGGATCGCATCCACCGGCCCGTGCCGGAGAACATTGCCACCGAAGTCGAGCACGAGACAGTCGGCCTTGCCCGGGTGCAGCCGGAAGCCCCGGCCCACCATCTGGTAGTACAGCCCGGGCGACATCGTCGGCCGCAGCAGCGCCACGCAGTCGATGTGCGGGGCGTCGAAGCCCGTCGTGAGCACGTTGACGTTGCAGAGATACTTCAGATCACCGGCCCGGAAGCGACTCAGCAGCGCGGCCCGCACGCCGTCGGGCGTCTCGCCGGTGACGAACCCGCACTCGACCCCATGCCTCGCCGTGAGCGTCTCAACGATGTGCTGACCGTGCCGCACGCCAGACGAGAAGATCAGCGTGGCCTTGCGATCCCGCGTGTGCTCGACAATCTCCGCGCACGCGCCCTCGACCAGCGCGTCCTTGTCCATCAGGTCCTCGACCTCGCTGGCGACGAACTCGCCGGCCCGGACGTGCAGGTCGCTGGTGTCCACCCGCTGCAGCCCCGCCTTGGTCCGCAGGGGAGAGAGGTACCCCTGCACGATCAGCTCGCGGACGCCGACCTCGTAGCAGACGTGGTTGAGGATGTTCTGCACGCCGCAGATCGACCCCGACTTCATCCGGTACGGCGTCGCCGTCAAACCGATGATCCGCACGCCCGGGTTGACGGCGCGGGCGTCGGCCAGGAACTGCCGGTACATCCCGTCGTCCTCGGCGGGGACCATGTGAGCCTCGTC